CCGGCGGCGGTGGCGGCCCCGGCGGCCATGCGAACCGCGCCAGGTGCGGCGGCCATTCGCATGGCACCGACCGGCGGGGCCCCGGGGTCGCCGCCGCCGGGCCGCCGGGCCCCGTCGTCACCGGCACCGAACAGGCCGCCGATGAACGACCCCACGTTCTTGCCCAGGTTGACGATGGACTTGAGCTTGTCCCACACCCAGCCCAGCACCCGCTTGACGTCGTCCCACTTGGTGTAGAGCAAGACGACGACGCCGATGAGGGCGGCCACACCGACCACGATCAGGCCGATGGGATTGGCGGTCAGGGCGGCGTTCCACACCCATTGGGCGGCGGTGGCCACTGCCACCATGGCCTGGTAGGTGGCCACCGCCCCGCGGACGATGAGCACCCCGGCGGCCAGGGCGGCCACGACGACCACCAGTGCCTGGGTGCCGTCTTTGTTGCTGCTGAAGATGCCCGCCAGCTCGGTCAGCTTGGTGGCGGCGTCGGCTACCACCGGCAGCAGGGCCTCACCCAGTGCGGCCTTGGCGTTCTCCAGCTCGGCGGCCGTCCGCTGAGTCTGCCCGGCGGCGGTGTCGGCCTCCCGGCCGAACGCCCCGACGGCGGACCCGGTCTGCTCACTGATGAGGGCCATGGCGGCCTGGGCGGTGGCGGTCTTGAGTGCTGCACCCTCCAGGTCTCCCATGCCCATGGCTGCCAACCTGGCGTTGACATCGGATTGCTTGATCGAGACGCCGTAACGCTCGATGGGGTCGGTCTCCCCCTTGAGCACACTGGAGAGCGCTGACACGGCGTCGGCGGTGGTGCCGCCGTAGGTGGCCGCCAGGTCGGACCCCAGCCGGATGAGGTCGTCAGACTTGGGGGCCAGCTGGTCGGCCGCCACGCCCATGCCCTTGAGCTGGGAGCCGAGCAGGGCGGCCAGGTTGGAGTAGTTGGTCGTCGACAGCCCGACCGCCTGGGCGGCGGCCTTGGCCTTGGCTGTCACCGCCTCGGCCGACGGGCCGAACACTGTTTCGACGGCTCCCCCGGCCTGCTGGAGATCGGAGGCGGCGTCGAACGCTGCTTTGCCCAGGGCGGCCACTCCCGCCAGGGCACCGGCAGCCACCAGGCTGGCCTTGTTCAGCCCGTCGTTGAACCGGCCCACCCGGGACTCGGCCTCAGCGAACCCTTGGGATGCTCCCTTGGCGTCGGAGACGATGCGGATGGCAAGAGTGGCCGACTTGGCCATGGGTCAATCCTCCTGGTCGTTCTGTTCGTCCAGCAGCTGGAGGGCGGTGACGATGGTGATGTCGTCCTCGGCCTCCCACTCCCGGACGGGGATGCCGGTGGCAATGGCCAGGCTCACGATCAGTCGGCCGCGTGAGCCTGCCGGGTAGGGCGGGCGACGTCGTCACCGTCCTGGTCGTCCTGGCGGCTGTCGATGTCGTCGACGCTGTCCACCCAGTTGACCGCTCCCGCCTGGTCGAACGGGAGACTGGTCTTGCCCTCCCGCCGGGCGGCGGTCCAGGCCATGAACGTGGCAGCCAGGAACGGGACGTCCTCGGCCTTGCCCCACTTCTTCCGGGGGGCGGTGCGGTCCCAGGCCACGTAGTCCCGGTTGGTGATGCGGACGGTGAACTCGGTCCCGTCGGTCATGGTGACCTTGGTGACCGCACCGGCCAGCTGGCGCTCGTCGGGCTCGGCGGCCGCGGCCAGCTGGCGGACCTCGGCAGGGGCGTCGGGGACGGCGTCCTGCTCGGTGTAGTCGTCCAGTGCGCTGCTCATGGCGTGGGTACTCCCTCGATGGTGTCGATGATCGTTTCGATGGCGTGCAGGTAGGTGTCGGACCAGACGGGCTCCCGCCGCTCGGCGGTGTCGGCCAGCCAGGGTTGGGCGTCGATGTGCCGATTGGGCCAGCCCCAGTGGATCGGCCCGGCGTAGGGCACCGCGGCCGACCCGGCCCGGACGATGGCGGCGGACTGGGTGCCCGATGCCCTGGTGGTGTCCCGGAGCTGGCCGGGGTGCGGGCCGCCGTCCCCCACCGGGGCCTCGGGCCTGCTCTCCCTGGCGACGTCCTCGGCCACCGCCCGGTGGGCGGCCTTGAGGTCGGTGACGTCCAGCCCGGCCCGCTTGAGCGATGCCCGCAGCTGGCGGCCGCCGTCGACCTGGAGAGCAGGCCCGCGGTCGGTCACGTCAGGTCGTCACCGAGGACGGGCTCCCCGACGCACGCCCACTCGATGTCCGACGTCGGCCGGGACTTGACGTCGCCGCCGACGTCGATGGGGTCGACGACCAGCACCCCGGTGATGGACCGGCCCGCGGCGGTGGAGGGGGTGTAGGACCAGGGGACCTCGGCTCCCTTGTTCTCCCAGGTGAAGTCCACCAGCCCGTCGGGGGTCAGGTCCTGGATCAGCGTGGCGGTCAGAGTGGCCGAGTAGGTGCGCTCCCCGGCCAGCTCCTCCCCGGACAGCACCGGGACGTTGTCCTCCTGCTGCTTGGACCACTTGACGGTGGCCTTGGTGATCTGGGCGGTGAAGTCCACCGTGTCCCCCACCAGGCCGATGGTCAGGGTTCCGGGGCCCACCTTGTAGGACTTGATCGGCACAGCAGCTCTCCTAGGGCGTGAGGTCGATGTCCACTGTCAGCCGGTAGGCAGGCAGTGGCGGGGTGTCGGGCAGGGCGACCGCCTGGGCGGTGTCGATGGGCTCATCTGGGTCGACGACGGCGAGCGCCAGGTCCAGCAGCTTGCCCAGGCCCTTGACGCTGTCGGTGGCGTCGGACTCGGCCACGATGAGGTAGACGTGGCAGCGCAGCACCGCGCCGCCGTCCAGCGTGAGCGGGGTGATGGTGCGGGGCGTGACCCAGGCCCCGGGGACCTGGACTTGGCCGACGTTGGCCGACGCCGCCACCTTGGCGGTCTTGAGCACGTCGACCAGGTCGTCCAGGGCCGCCATGGCGGCGGCTCCCAGGCTCATCCGACCGCGGGCGGGGCGTACTCGCCCAGCCCCAGGAACATGGCCACGTCGGGGTCGGACCGGCGGACGTACATCGGCCCGGCGGCCCCGGCGGTCTCCACGCCGCTGGGGCTGTTCCGTCGCCGCCACTGGCGGCCCGCCAGGATGGTCGTCCCCTGGGTGTGGTCGGCGGGCCAGGTGGCGTCGGGCCCGGCCGGGGTGGGCAGCCACCGCAGCACCAGCCGGTTGGTGGCAGCCACCGACAGCAGGAACTCGGGCGGCGGCGGGGTGTCCTCGGGCTGCTGGAGCCAGGACCAGACCAGGGCCGGGGTGGTCGGCCCGTCCGACCCGGCGACCAGGACCAGGGGGACAGCCTGGTCCTGGTCGACGGGCTCGGTCACGGTGCGACGGGAGGCGTCAGCGGGACACTGATGACGCCGCCGGGGCGGTTCTCCAGGTGGCCCACGTAGCCGTAGACGGCCGAGTCGATGCCCGCCCGGGCGACGTCCAGGGCCTCCACCCGGATGGGGGCCCCGCCGCCGAGCTCGTAGTGGGACAGGGCCGGGGTGACGCCCAGGACCACCGACCCGGACGGGACCTCGGACGTTCGCTGGAACTGCTCGGGCTTGACGCCCAGCATGGCCAGGAACGCGGGCAGCTCCAGGCCGGTGAAGTCCATGAGGGACAGCCAGTCCCCGGTGTTCATCAGCACGTAGTCGGCCGGGCGGCGGACGTTGGGCGTGTCCTCCAGGATGGCCGAGCCCAGGGCGGCGGCCCGGAGGACGTCGGCCTGGGCGACGTTGGAGCCGACGTAGCCCGCCGGGACGTTGGCGTTGGCGGTGATGGCCCGGGCCTTGGAGACGATGAACGCCGCGGCCTTGAGGTCGGTGACCTCGGCGTAGGACTCGGTCTGGGCCTGGTAGAACCCCGTCCAGAACTCGGTGTCACCGAAGTCCCGGAACTTCCTGTCGATGTCCCAGCCACCGGCCACCCGCTCGGCCTCCCCGGCGATGGGCTCCACACTGACCTCGTTGGTGGGGATCTCGGCCTTGTCCCCGGCGTAGTCGTCGACCTCGGGGCGGTTGACCCAGCGCCAGCCGCCGAACTTCCAGCTGGTCAGCTGCTTGGGGCTCATCAGCTGGACGAAGCGGCGGGTGTAGCCGCCACCGGACCACAGCTCCTGGCCGATGGCCTGGGCGGGGGACTGGAACAGGTCCAGCCCGGTGTTGGTGATGTCGGCCAGGGCCGCCAGCAGCTGGGGCGAACGGTCACCGCGGACCATGGCGGCCTGGAGCTGGGCGGCCTTGAGCACGTGCCCGCTCTTGGCCTGGGCGTCGGCCTGCTGCTGCTGGGCGCCCATCGGCAGGCCACCGGGCAGAACGGCCGGCTGCTGGGCCTGCTGGGCCTGGAGCTGGGCGTTCTGGGCACCGGCACCGGCCATGAGCTGCTGGAACTGCTCGGGGCTCAGTTGGACGACCTGCCCCTGCTGAGCCTGGGCCTGCTGGGCCTGGAGCTGGGGGACCAGCTGCTGCTGGGGCTGCTGGGCGGCCTGCTGCTGCACCTGCTGGGGCTGGACCGGCTGCTGGAGCCACCATGCCTGGGGGTCGGCCTGCTGCTGGGGCTGCTGGGCCTGGACCTGCTGGGGCTGGCCCGGCGGGGTCCACAGCTGGGCCGGGCCGACCGGGGCCTGCTGCTGCACCTGCTGGACCGGCTGCTGCTGGACCTGCTGGCCGCCACCCACCTCGATGAACTGGCGGGCGAACTGGGGACGTCGGTACACAGGTGCTCCTGTCGGGTGGGCTTGCGCAGCCACGGACGTGATCTGCGCATCGTCGAACGCCCCGAGCGGGACGAACGCTGAGAACTCCCAGAGACCGGCGACGATCTCTGAGCCGTAGGGGTCGGTCTGGACGTCGTCCAGCTCGATGGACAGCGATGAGCGGACACCGTCGGCGGCCTCGGCTAGCAGCTGGTCCCCCAGCTGGGTCCGGGCCACCCGGTACTGGGCCCGCAGCAGCTTGGGCCCGTCCTCGTAGGCGACCATGCGGGCCACGGCGTGGCCGTCGGGGTAGGGCTTGGGGGCCTCGCCGTAGGCGGGCCGGTGGCCGTAGAGGCCCATGACCCGGCGGTGGGGTTCCCGTAGCCGGACAGCACCGGCGCGGACCGCCAGCCCGTGGCCCAGGTTGGTCCGGCCGGGCTGGCCGTAGGGGACGGTGATGCCGGTGATGAGGCGGCGGCCGACGTCGACGTCGTCGACCTGGGCGGCCTCGGCCAGCAGCAGGGTGCGGGTCATGCGGTGCGGACCTCCTGGACGGGGCGGAGCTGGGGCTGGGCGGGCTGGACCGGCGGCTGCTGCTGCTGGGGGGCCACCGCCTGGCCGGGGACGGTCTGCTCCAGCCAGTCCTGGACGTCGAACCGGACAGTGGTGCCCGCGGCCACGATGTCGTCCTGGGACAGTCGGGCGTCGATGGACCCCAGGTAGAACCCGACGCCGTAGTCCAGGGCCCGGCGGTCGTTGTCCCGGGTGTTGGAGTAGGTCATGGACCCCTCGGCGGCGGCGTCGACCAGGTCGGCGGGAAGGCTGGCGGCCCGGGCGACGTCGATGGCGGCGGCGTTCCGGCCCTCCACCAGCAGGTGCTTGTCGAAGGTGCCCATCTCTTTGGCGTCCAGGTTCTCGGGCAGGTAGGCCACGCCGCCGTTCTCACCCTCCCGGGCACCGGCCCACTGGTCCATCAGGTAGTCGATGGTGACCACGCCCTTGTCCTCGGAGGACTTGGGCAGCGGGGTGCCGCCGGTCTGCTTGAGGGCCATGTAGGCGGCGGGGTGCTTGGCAGCCCGCCCGGCGGCCCGCTGGAGGTCGGCGGCGTGGCGGATGGTGTCGCGGGCGAACGTGAGCAGGCCCTCATGGGGGCCGGGGATGAGACAGACCGAGCTGGAGGGCACCGGGACGTTGTCGACGGTCACCACGGTCCGGTTCTCGGCGTCGGTGCCGAACGCCCAGCGGGTCGGCGGGATGCGGTCCATGGCCACGGGCTTGCCGTCGACGCCGTTGACCCGGCCCCAGCAGGACCAGCCCGACCAGATGAGGTCATCGACGGTCCAGACCATCCGGTGCCAGGGGGACAGCTCCCCCTTGGTCGATGACAGCCAGGACGGGCCGGGGTCCAGCCGCTCCCCGCCGCGGTAGGCCCGCATCGGGATGCGGGCGACGGTGGAACAGATGACGTGGCGGGCCCGGGCGGCCGCCGGGACGGCCATGGCCTCGGCGCGGGTGGTGGGCACCAGCTTGGAGCCGAAGATGTCCGACCAGACGATTCCGGCCAGATGGTTGGTGGGCTGCCACGGGCTGGCCAGTGCCAGCGGGGCGGCCGGGCCCGGGGTCGGGATCGCCGCCGCGGCGGCTCTCAGGTCGGCGGTGCGGATGCCTGGCCTCAGGCCGCTCAGTAGTCCCACGGACGGGGAGTCCACCAGCAGACACGGTCCGTGACCACCCGCGGCACGCAAGTCCGGCCAACTCGGCCTAGACGGCCATCCCGGCCTAGACGGCTGGACTGGGACGCCAGAGAGCCCGACCCCCACGGTGCAGGGTCGGGCTCTCCACGTCGACGGTCTCAGTCCTCCAGGTAGATCACTCGGTGTGTGCCGTCGTCCTCCCGGACCACCCTGACCTTCCAGTAGTTCCGGGCGTCGGTGTCCCGGCCGATGCTGACCGCACCGTTGGCCAGCACGCGGATGTGGGCCGACGCCTCCAGGTCCTGGATCGGCGGTGGGGGAGTGGCTGGCTTGGGAGCGAACCGGCCCGACGTGTCCCGGACGTAGGGGTCCAGCCGGTAGGCGTTGCGCTCCCCGTAGGCGATGCGGACCGGGGCGCTCACAGCCCCGACTCCAGGGCGTCGACGTCGATGCCGTAGAGGCGTCGGACGCCGTCGGAAGTGCGGACGACACAGTCCCGGTAGGTGGTGTGGGTGCCGTCGGTGTGCCACTCCACGGTGTGGCGGGCGGTCAGCTGCTCGATGACGAAGGTTCCATGTGGGCCGGTCATGCTCTAGTGATCGGCCGATCCGGCCCGGTGCTTGAGCGGTTTGTGCCACCGATTCTGACCCATCCGAGCGACCTGGTCGGGACACGCACTCCCAGGCGATTGCCTGTAAACGATCCGTTGACATAGGATCGCCTCATGGCCCAGGACGTTGCACAGACCCTCTCCCCCACCCGCCGCGGCCCGCAGACCGAGGCTGACAAGTTCGGTGCGTTCGTCCGCCGGATCATCCGCGCCTACTCCCGTCGGGTGGCGGATCGTGACATCGAGTCGCTGACTGGACTGGCCCAGCTCCAGCTGGACGTGGACGCCGCCGTCCGCGCCGCCGTGGCTGACCTGGTGGCCCAGGACTACAGCTGGGCCGACATCGGCCGGGCGCTGGGCATCAGCCGTCAGGGTGCCTACCAGCGCTACGGCCGGTGAAGGGCTCCCCCTGCCGCCGTGGCCCGGCCGATCATCCGCACCACTGCTCCTGGGCCCACGCCAACCTGGTGGAGTCCTACCGGACCGCCAGGCGGGCCCAGGACCTCAGGGCGGAAGAGTGGGCCATCGGCTACGCCACCGAGCTGGCCGAGTTCTACCGGACCCAGGAACAGGCGGTCACGTTCCGGGCCTGGCTGGAGCACCAGGAACGCCACGACTGATCCCAGCGCACAACAGGCCCGCCGGCAGCTGCTGGCGGGCCTCACTGTTGTGCGCTGGGGACAGTCAGCGGAAGTAGACCGCGATGGGCGTGGCCTCGGGGGGGTTCCGGGCCACCGCCCAGGCGGCCAGGGTGGCGGCCTCCAGGGCGTCGACGTCCCCGGTCGACCTGGAGCGGGACCACACCCAGCCGCCGTCCAGCAACTGGCGGCGGCCAGCGACGTCGGCGGCCTGGTCCAGCGACTCGGACTCCCGGTGCCGGATGCGTGGGGCCGGGTCACCGACGGCGTCGGTGGCCAGCACCCGGTCATAGAGGTCCTGGCAGGCGGCGACGTAGTCGGGGCGGCCGTCCCGCAGCAGCTCCACGTCGGCCAGCTCCAGGGCGTCAGCGATGGGGGCCGCCGGGCCGCGGCGCTCGATCGCCACACCCTCCCCCCGGTCCCGCAGCCCCTTGACGTAGGCGACCGCCCAGGACCGGCCGGGTCGGCGGGCCAGCAGCTCCAGCCACGGCTGGCCCTGCCCGTCGGCCACCGCGGCGAACACCGACGTCCAGGACCCATCGGCGGTGGTGGCCACGCCGTAGGCCGGGCGGCCCTCGGGCAGCGGTGCCTTGGTCTGGGCGGCGGTCCAGGCGGCCAGCGGGAGCACCCTTTCCCCGGCCCCGGTCCACCGGTTGCCGTAGGCCCGGGCGAACTCCCCCGGCCGGGACTTGAGCGGCACGTAGGCCGACGTCAGGGACCGCATGGTCATGGTGTGCCCGTAGGCGGGGTGGTGGGCGGCCACGGCCGCCAGGTCCTCGGGGTCGACGTCGTCGGGGATGCCCCACTCGAAGTAGGCAATGCCGGGCTCACCGTTGCGGCCGCGGTTGACCAGGTCCCGCAGCCAGGTGGAGCTGGCGTCCCCGGCGGTGCTCCAGATGAACGTCTGGGCCCCGGGCCGGGTGGCCTGGGTCGGGACGATGGCCTGGAACAGATCGGCTCCCTGGGCCTCGTCGAACACCCACGCCTCGTCGACGTTGTTGGCGTCGGACTGCTCACCGTGGAGGCTGTCCCGGGTCGGGGGGTGCGGTCGCAGCTTGGAGCCGTTGACGAACTCCAGGGACTCCCC